TTCAATTACCCATAATTCCAACCTATACCAGTCAACCAGATGCAGCAAGCGGAATAGACACTTATTTGGATAGTGCGTCGCCGACAACAAACCGTGGCACCTCAAATGTTTTATATTGCGGAAACGGTAATGATGCAAGCGACTCAAACATGAGAATACTCATTAAGTTCGATTTTTCAAGCATTCCGTCAAACGCAACCATCTCTTCTGCAATGTTATACCTTACTACAACCACTGACATTTCGAGCAATACGCGAACAAAGCGTGTTTACAGGCAAAAACGGGCATGGACAGAGACGGGCGCAACGTGGAATAAGTACGATGGCACGAACAACTGGCAAACGGCGGGTGGCTTCGGGGCGGACGACTGCGAACAAACCGATATAGGGTCAGTGTCTATGGGTGCGTCCGAGGCAAACGGAACAGAGATTTCAATATCTCTATCAACGTCTGCTATTCGGGAGATGGTTAGTGGGGAGTTTGCTAATAATGGCTTTATGGTGAAAACAGATTCAGAGGTCAACGACGCATATTCTTTTGCTTCATCAAGTAATGGTACATCAACCAGACGACCAAAGTTAGTAGTGGAATA